GAGAAGGATGTAATCGACAAGATTATGGATGAGAATGGTAAGGACATTACCAAGGAACAGAACAAGTACACAGCTTTAGAAACGGAAAGAGACAAGTACAAAGAGCAATTAGAAACAGCTCAAGCAAGTCTTGAAGAATTCAAGGATGTAGATGTCAAAGAGTTGAAAGGCAAGATTGAACAACTTAATGCAGACATTCAAACAAAGGACACAGAATATCAGAAGAAAATAGCAGATATGCAATTTGAAAACGAATTGAAAGATGCAATAACACAGTTTGGTGGAAGAAGTGTTAAATCAGTAACGGCCGAGCTAGATATTGACACCTTAAAAGCATCTAAAAATCGTAATGAAGATATTAAGAAAGCGTTAGAGTCATGCAAAGAACAGCATGGCTTTTTATTTGGTTCAGATGAACCTATTAACAATGCAAATGTAGGTTCTACACAAGGTGCTACAGGAGATAATACAGCCTTAAACACTCTTAGAACTGCATTTGGACTAGAAACAAAATAATGAAAAGGAGAGATGAACAATGCCAAATACAATAGCATTAAGCAAAAATTATATAAATTTATTAGATGAGGTTTATAAAAAAGCTTCATTAACAAGTGTTTTGGATAGTGATCCAACTTTAGCAAAAGCAGGAGCAAACGCAAATGAGATTTTAATTCCTAAATTATCAATGGATGGATTAGGAGATTATGACAGAAATAGCGGATATACAAAGGGAGATGTAACACTTACTTACGAAACTGTTGCATTTAACTATGATAGAGGTAGAAAATTTGAAGTAGATACTATGGATAACGAAGAGACTGCAGAAGTTGCGTTCGGTAGACTTGCGGGAGAATTTTTGAGAACAAAAGTTGCTCCAGAAGGTGATGCGTTCACTTTTGCTACTTTAGCAGGAATTGCAAACATTTCTAAAGTTTCAGCAGGTGCTACATTAGCAGATGGAGAAGCTGTAATGGGAGCGCTTAAAGTTGGAAACGATCAAATGGATGAAGATGAAGTGCCTGAAGAAGGAAGATATTTATTTATTACTCCAACAAATTTATCTGCAATCAAAGCATTAGATACAACTAAATCAAGAGAATTATTAGATGGTTTTGCTGGAATTATCAAAGTTCCTCAAAGCAGATTCTATACTGCAATTAAGTTAAATAGCGGAAAAGATGGAGAAACAGCAGGAGGATACGAAAAAGCTGAAGGTGGTAAAGATATCAACTTCATGATTGTACATAAACCTGCAGTTATTAAATTTAACAAACATACCGCATCTGATATTATAACTCCTGAAGCTAACCAAAATTCAGACGCTTGGATGCAAAAATATAGAAAATATGGTCTTGTTGATGCTTATGAAAATAAAGTAGCAGGAATTTATCTACATCACAAGGCATAAGGAGGGTTACTATGGGAAAAATAGTAGGATTAGTTATTAAAAACGAAAAGAAAGTTCCTAATGCTAAAAATGAAAATAAAATTCCTGATGCTAAAACAGGAGAAAACGGAGATAAGAAGTAGAAGGAGTGAGGGCATTGAATAACTATACAGATTATGACTTTTATAAGAATAAATATGGAGGGGATTTGGTGCCCTCTAATGAAAAATTCGAATTCTATTGTCGAAGAGCTACTCAGTACATAAAAGCTAATACACTTGGCAATTTAGATGAAGCCAACATTCCTGATGAAGTAAAAATGTGTTGTTGTGAATTGTGTGAGCTTAATTATGAGCTTGATAATAACAATAAACCTAAAGGAATACAATCTGAAAAGGTTGGAGAATATTCTATGACTTTTGAATCAACTCAAAACATAAAAGCGTCATACGAGAAAGACCAAAATAAAATTCTTAGACTCTGGCTAGCTGATACAGGACTTTTATATAGGGGGTGTTAATATGTATACAAATACAGATATAACCCTTTATTTATACTCCAATGGAGCATATAAAAGAAAATGTATAGACAAGGCGTTTTGGGATGAGAGAAAGGCAAGCAATGTTCTTAAAAGTGGTATGTCAAATGCTGATAGTGTTAAGATATTTATTCCTTATACTGAAGATATAGAATTTACTCCTGCAAAAGATATAATAGCTTATGGTATTGTCAAATATGAGATTAATACCGAAAGCGAAAAGACTATTGCAGAGAGTAAAAAACATCTTCAAAGTAATTATAATGTAGTTACGATTTCAAGCTGTGACAAAAAGCTGTACGGCAGTAAAAGAATGTGGCACTATGAATTGTCTTGTAAGTAGGTGATAATATGAAATTTAATGGAAGGCTAGAAATAAAGCCTACAGATATATTACTGAAAAAAAGAGAATTACAAGATATGGGTAAGGTCCAGAAATACATTGATAGTGAATGTATAAGCAGAATGAAACCTTATACTCCTATGCTAAGCGGTTTGCTTGTTAAATCAGCAACGATAGGAACTGTTATAGGTAGCGGAGAGATACATCAGAATACACCGTATGCAAGGTATTTGTACTATGGTAAGTTGATGGTATCTTCAATTACTGGTAGTTCCTATGCTAGCAAAGGAGAAAAAAAGGTTCTGACAAGTAAAGACTTAACCTATAACAAAAGTGCTAATCCTAATGCAGGAGCTTTTTGGTTCGAACGAATGAAGTCGGATCATAAGAATAAAATCTTAAAAGGTGCACAAGAGATAGCTAATAGAGGTGGATAGAATGAATATAATTGAAAAGACAAGGGATATCCTCGCGAATTACGAGGGGATAGAACAATTCACAAATGAATTACACGTTGATTTTACTGATGAAAAGGCAGACAACTACGGATTATCTTCTACCGGAGATAGTTTGATAAAAGAAGATGTATTAGGGAATCAGATAAGACAGCATAATTTTGTACTATATGCAAGGAAAGATGCCTTTGAGGACTACAATCGACTTGCAAATAGTACTTTTTTATTAGAGTTAGGCCATTGGCTTGAAAGTCAAAAAGGTCAAGAGATAAGTGTAGGAGATAAAACTGGTAAGATAACAAAGATGTGGAGTGCCAACGGAATGCTGTATGAAATTCCTAATGGGGACATAAACAACGGAGTACTTTATCAGTTGCAAATCTATACACAATATGAAACGAAGGAGGTATAAAAAATGATAGAAAGAAAGTATTTGGCACACTACATTGATGCCAATTTCAGTACAGGAGAAGCTTCGAATTATAGACTTGGTAAAGATCTGGAAGAATATAATATAGAGATGAACGGAGATGTCGAGAAAAGGAAAAATATATGGGGAGAACAATCTGTGCAACATAAAGGCTATGAGCCTCAGTCAAGTGTAGAAACATTTTATCCTGATTTCGACGATACGTTATCTGAAAAATTATTTGAAATAGCTAACGAAAGATTAACAGGCGACAATGTAAGGACAACTATGGTAGATGTTACATTTAAGCCTGATGGTTCTGTGGTATCTGCGTATAGAGAAGAAGTTGTTATTGATGTAAAATCATTAGGTGGAAACACCATAGGAATTAATACGCCTTTTGAAGTGCACTACGCAGGTAATAGGGTAAAAGGAAGTTGGGATATATCCACAAAGACTTTTACACCTGATACAGCTACAACTAATACAGTTTCAGAGGAATAATTAGGGGACAGTTTTCTGTCCCTTTTATTTTTAGGAGGTAGTTACTATATGGAGGCAACATATATAAAAACAATGGATTTTACATTTGAAAATGTGAGTATATTAAATGCATCAAACGAAAGCGAATTAGCGAATTTGATAAAAGAGGGCAAAGTGATAAAAATAAATAATTTCGGAGCAATTGAGTATATAAATTCGAATTATATTATGTTTTATCAATTAAGGAGGTAAATATGGATAGTTTAAATTTTAATGAAGGTTATAAAGAATTAGCTATAAATGGAGATGAAAGTAGAGTTATTAGAATCGACTTAACAGACTACGGAATGTTAGAGAGATTAAATGAAAGTTATAAAAAAATAGATGAATTTCAAAAGAATTGCGAAGATATTAATATTAATGCGGACGGCACTCCAGCAGATAAATTGAATGCTAGTGCTGAAATGCTAACAAAATTTAGAACGTTAATAGAAGAACAAATTGACTATATTTTAGATAGTAAGGTTTCTAAAATAGTATTTGGAAATAAGAATCCATTAAGTACAGTAAATGGAGTTCCTTTGTATCAGGGTTTCTTAAATGCCCTTGCGCCTTATATTAAAGAGGTAATGCAAAGAGAACAGAAGGAAAGTAAAAAGAAAATTGAAAAATATACGAAGGTGTTGAAAAAATGATAGGAATATTACCTAGCACACTTACAGTTGATGATATAGATTACAAAATAAGAACAGATTACAGAATAGTATTAAACATATTTGAAGCCTTTGAAGATGTAGAACTGAATGAAAGAGAAAAGACTGCAGTAATGCTTGAATTATTATATGAGGAAATACCTTCTAATATAGAAAAAGCAATAAAACAGGCTGTATGGTTCTTAGATGGTGGTAAGCAATATGAGAACACCCAAAATAATAGAAAGGTTATGGATTGGGAGCAGGATCAATCTATGATATTTTCTGCAGTAAATAAAGTAGCAGGCTTTGAAACCAGAGAAAAAGAGTATATTCATTGGTGGACCTTCTTAGGATATTTCAATGAGATAGGTGAAGGCTTGTTGAGTACTGTGATCAATATAAGACAGAAGAAAAGCAAGAACAAAAACTTAGAAAAGTATGAACAAGATTTTTATAGAGATAACAAAGATCTAGTTGATATTAAACAGAGATATACTGCTGAGGAACAAGCGGAAATCGACAGATTGAATGAAATTTTACAATAGGGTATTTACTTCTTAAATATAATTTGGTAATATTTTCTTGAAAATTTATTTAAGGAGGAATATTATATGAAAAAATTAACTTTAATAATGTTGATTTGTGTTGCTTTAATGTTGTGTGCTTGTGGGAAGACTAATAATGAAACAAAGGTGGAAGAACCTACTGATAATCCATTTGATAAAGTAAGCAGTATTTATGGAGAATTTTTAATTCCTTTATGGAATGAAGGTTTTTGCGATTTGTATAATTATGTAGAACAAGGTACAAATGCTATAGGAGAAGAGTTGGACCTTGAATATACAATAAATAAAATAAACAATTTAATGGTTAAAAGAGACGAATACAACAATTACATACAAGGTTTAAACAATGAATATGAGCAAATTAAATATATATGGAATAAAATTATTGAAAAATATGATTCTATGTATAAAACAATTAAAGAAACTACACCAAAACCAAAGGATACAAGCTATAAGTTAGATTATTCAAATGTTAGCATGTATTTGAGCGATTTTAGAAATGAATTAAATAAACTTGAGGAATAAAAGAGTTTTGAGGCGATTGATTAAGTTCAGTCGCTTTCTTTATGCATAAAAATAATTTGAGCATCCGAAAGGGTGCTTTTTTATTGCAAGAAAGGAGGTTGAAAATGGCAGGAACATATGATGGTTCTTTGGTTTTTGATACTAAAATAGATACTAAAGGTTTCAAATCAGGGACTAATACATTGAAAACACAGGCAAATGGAATGAAAAGCACTTTGTTAAGCTTAGGCAAGACAATAGGAATAGCATTCGGAGTAACGCAATTAATTAAATTCGGAAAACAAGCGGTTGAATTAGCGAGTGACATACAAGAGGTCCAGAATGTAGTTGATACAGCTTTTGGAGATATGGCATATAAGATGGAACAATTTGCAGATATAGCGATAGAAATGTATGGCATATCCGAATTGACTGCTAAGCAGACAGGCTCGACCTTTATGGCAATGGCAAAAGGTATGGATATAGCAAATGAATCAGCTAGCGATATATCTTTACAGTTAACAGCTTTATCGGCAGATATGGCATCTTTCTATAATAAATCACAAGAGGCAACAAGTACAGCCTTAAAATCTGTCTTTACAGGAGAAACAGAAACATTAAAACAATTCGGTATTGTAATGACAGAAGCTAATCTTGAATCATTTAGATTAGCACAAGGCATCGAAACATCATATAAGAATATGAGTCAAGCTGAAAAGGTGGCTTTAAGGTACAACTATGTGATGAATGCTACAAAATTAGCACAAGGCGATTTTGCAAAGACACAGGATAGCTGGGCCAATCAAACAAGAATACTTTCAGAAAGATGGAAAGAGTTCTTAGGGCTATTAGGTAACGGACTAATAAAGGTATTAACTCCTTTAATACAAGTACTTAATACAGTTTTACAGTATTTAATTAGTTTTGCTACCGTGCTTACACAGATGTTAGGTGGAGAGGCGCAGAAACAGCAAGAAATATCAGCTTCTATAGGTGGTGCAGTAGACAATCAAAAGGATTTAACAAAAGAAACAGAAAAGACAGCAAAAGCAAATAAGAAAACATTAGCATCATTCGATGAAATACAGAAACTTACTGCTAATACATCTGGAGCAGAAGGCGCAGGAGCAGGCGGAGGAGCTAACATAGATATAGCAAAACCTTATAATTTTGATGTTGAAACAGGAAGTATTGATGCTTTTTCAGCGAAACTAGAAGAGTTAAAAAAAAATTTATTAAATTTTACTAAGCCTTTCGAAAAACTAAAACTGCCTTTTGATAATTGGGTTAAAAACGACATACCTCCATTAATGAATGAAGTTAAAAATCTAGGAAATGAGATATTTAATGGTTTAAGTGAAACATTAAGTCTTGTATTGCCAGATTTAAGGGATAATGTAGTAGTTCCGATATTAAATACTATTTTATCGACAATATTGCCTTTATTTACTCAAATAGGCACAGAAGTACTAAAGACGTTGACAACTGCTTTTAATACTTTTAATAAATTATTTCAAAATATATGGTCCACAGGTATATCTCCAGGCTTAGCATTGTTTACTAAAATATGGAGCGAAGCTTGGAATACAATATATGGTGTATGGCAAAATTGGGGAGCAGTTATATTTGAAAACTTAAGATTGGCTATAGAAAATGCAGGTGCTGTTTTACAAAATGTATGGGATAAGATTTTACAACCGGTTTGGCAAAACTTTATGGAGACGGTAGATTGGCTATGGACCAAGCATCTTCAACCTTTATTAGAAAACTTCTTAGATTTTGTTGGTGAAGTCGTTAATGGAATATTGGAAATATACAATAAAGCGTTAGTCCCACTTGTAAATTACTTGATAGACAAATTATCTCCGATAATAACTACAGTTATAAATACTATAGTTAATATTATTGGAACTGCAGTAGCTGGAATAATAGATTTGGTTAATTCGATTATAACAGTATTAAAAGGTTTAGTGCAGTTTATAGTAGGAGTATTTACTTTAGATTGGGAAAAGGCTTGGGAAGGTGTAAAAACAATATTCAGCGGTTTATGGGATGGAATGAAAGCTGTCGTTAAAACTGCAGTGAATTTCATAATTGACTTGGTAAATCATATGATCTCGGCAGTAATAGAGGGTATTAACTATGTTATCAAAGCAATAAACAAATTGAGCTTTGATGTTCCTGACTGGGTGCCTGGTATTGGTGGAGAAACATTTGGTTTTGACTTAAACGAATTAAATGCACAAAATTATAAAATCCCTAAACTTGCTACTGGTACAGTTGTTCCTGCTAACTATGGTAATTTCTTAGCTACTCTAGGAGACAACAAGAGAGCGCCTGAAATAGTATCGCCACTTCCTACAATGAAGCAAGCATTTATGGAGGCCTTAGCAGAAAGTGGTCAGAATATAACGATTAAATTTGAAGAAAGTAGCATAGGCGATTTAGTAAGGCTATTAAAACCATATATAGATAAAGAAAATAGGCGCGTAGGAACTTCAATGAGACTTGGAGGTGCATACTAATGTTTAAAATAGATGGAATAGAATTTTCAAAAGCAGTTATAGAATTAAAAAGGACCTTCCAAGTACTAGATGGTGAAAATGCAGGGCGTGTAATTACTGGAGATATGACAAGAGATGTAATTGGTACATATTATAATTATTCAGCAAAGATTGATAGGTCCTTTATGACATTGGCTGAATACGATGAGTTTTATGAGATAATATCTGCTCCGGTTGATTTCCATACAATAGAAATTCCTTATGGACAAGAAACATTTATATATCAAGCATATATAACCAATGGTAGCGACGAATTACCTTTAACCAAAGATGGTAAGAATTATTGGAATGGATTAAGTTTCAACTTCATTGCTAAATCTCCTAAAAGGAGGGCTAGTTGATGGTTAAGATTACATACAAAGATATATCGCCCACTGCTAAAGAAAATAGTAGCTTATCAACAACAGACAAAAAAGACTTTGTAGAGCTTAATGAATTAAAACAAGAGTTGAGCGAATTCCCTAAATATATGACCTTAGAAAAAGACTTTACTATACTAGATGGAACATTTGATATATTACCTACTAATACGAAAGAGGCTGTATTAGGTTTATGGAGTGATTCAATGACTGATGAGGAGGGCAATTTTGCTACTCCTCCAGTCTTGACAGTAAGTTTTACAGCATATCAAACTAGTACAGGTATTACAATTAGATTTCATCCTGATACAGATGATTATTGTAACAGCTTAAATATAAAATGGTATCAAGATAATACTTTGTTAGATGATCAAGATTATACTCCTGATTCAGGAGTATTTTTTTGTCAGAATAATGTTACAAACTTTAATAAAGTGGTTATTACTTTTAATAGTACTAATAAACCAGTCAGATTTTTAAAGGTACAACAGATTGAATATGGAGCTATAAGAACTTTTGAAGAAGAGGATTTAAGAAATGTAAACATATTAGAAGAGATATCTCTAGTAACTGAGGAAATAACCATAGACACATTAAATTTCACTTTAGACAACATAGACAACATAGATTTC